GCTACTACCAGATACTCCACCGTTGCAAGCATCGGAAATGTTACATAGCCAAAGGTATCAAGTGCCAGTTTAAATCCTATAGGCACTTTGCCAGCTATGTCAATGGCGTACTGGGTATTGATCCCAGAGGTAAAGAGTGCCACCGTGTTAACAATAATGGTGACTATGAGGAAGGGAACATAGCGTTTCCTACTAAGGCACACCATAGAGAGATACATGCTAAATTAACGAAGGAGACACGCAATGCGTAAGTATAGAGTAGTAATGTATAAGGCCAAGTGGTTCGATGACAGCTTGGTAGATAACACGATTGACACATGGACTATGCTGGTCAATCTTCCATACGTTATGTGGAGAGAGAAATTTAACCTTAAAGAAGTGAAGCGGTTCATCAAGTGGTGCTATGCTCACGTTGAGATATGGGTTCCACATTACAACAGTCCGAGTGAACCTCGTGAAATTGACTGGTGGAACGGACACTGCTATACGTCAACCATGCGAGACGACGAGGACGGAACTACTTTTCGTTCAGTGAAAGCAGTTATCTTTGATAAGTCACGCTGGGATTTTGTAGAGCTTGAAGCTGACACGCATGAAGACTTCAGACTTGCCTTGAAGTGGGCAGCTTACGAGGTAGCTACGAACACTGGCTACTCCACTGAAGACATCAAGACATTCATCCCGATTGCCCGGCATTTTGTCAAGAAGAACAAACGTAACATCTGCTCAGAGTTTGCAGATAAATTTATGGTGCAGTGCAAGAACTTTGCTAAGCACAGAATGATGTCGCCTCGTAGACAGGCGTACACAATATTTAAAGAACTTGGTAAAGAGTTCAGATCGGTGGAGTAGCTAATGTTTGAAAGTGACTACATCTTAACAGGCGACCATCTATTGCGGGAGCACCCTGATAAGTATATTACACCTACTGATAAGCAGATTTTCATCGACATTGATAGCAGGAAGCAGTATAAATTGTTCAAGGGCAGGTATGATATGCTGGACGATTACACAGGGGGAGAGGATTTTAATGCCAAAGAGTACCCGTCTCGCAGCGGCTTGCCGCACCGCCATATCATTGTAACCTTTAGTGAAAAAATGACTGTGCTAGAGCAATTATTCTTGCAAAGTTTCTTGATGTCTGATCCTGAACGAGATATAATGTCTTACATTCAGCACAAGAACGGTGACAAGAATCCAATATTATTAAGAAAAGTAAAGAACGGAGAAAAGAAATGAGTTTAAAAATTATTTTGAAACAGGCTATCCAGCTTTTCAAAGCTTACATGGCCAGCAAGCGAGGGCAAAAACGAGTAGCAGGTGTAGCTAATTTGTTCGGCGGTATGGTTGGTCAGCTGGACGCTGGCATAGCTGAGCTTGAAGCTGCTAAGCTCGAAACCAGAGATCGCATTGACGAGCTGAACGAACAGCTCAACGAGCAGAATGGTGATGTTGTCAAGGCTCACAGGTTGCTAATCAAACTGAAGGAGCTTACAGCATAATGAAGAAAGATTCACTGGTGGCGTATACATAGGATTGATACCAACGGGCATTATGAGCCGGGGAATATTGAGTTTCTTACGAAGCCGGAACACGATGCGAAACATAAGACACGAATTAAAACTGTAGAGGTTTAGTATGAAAAAATCGTGGAAACTTTCCGCATCATTTATAGCGGCTTTCAAAGCATGTGCCTTCCGCTGCTACGCTCAATATGTACTGGGGATCAGGATCATAGAAGAGGCTGACACGCTCCGTATGGGGACGAACTGGCATAAGGTACTAGAAGTGGCTGACATGGATACAACGTCACCATGCCCCTCGTGCTCGCTGAATGGGCCTGATTCTCAGTGCAGCTTGTGTAATGGCACGCTGAAGGTTATTGAAGACCAAATGAAACGCATCACAGCGGACTTAAACGATGCTTATGAAATTAAACCAGCCAGCAAATCAGATGAAGACTGGGCAGTAGAGAAGGAGAAAATCTGGATAGCCTACAACGGATATAGGCACTACTGGAAAGACGATGATAGCGAAGTTATAGCAGTAGAAGTCAAGTTCGAGTTACCACTGTACGGGCCAAGCGGAAAAGCATTGCCGGGTGTGGTAGTCGTGGGCATGATTGATAAGCTGCGAAGGCATAAGGATTCTGGTATCGTCTTTGTCGATGAGCATAAATCTACCAGTGCACCTATTGACAGTGACTCTACTTACTGGGCTAAGCTTAACCTTGACACGCAAACTTTGCTTTATGTTTACGCAGCTCGTGAGCTTCAGAAAGTTGGAGCACTGGAAATCTATGGGATCAAAGCTACTGATCCGCTGATCTGCGAGGCCCGGTATGATGTGTGGAAAAAACCTACCATCAAAGCCAAGATGCTAACGCAGGGCGAGAGCAAAAAGTTTGTCGCAACTGGTGAGTACATGGACGACAAGTTTGAAGTTGGCGATCTACCCCACGGCTATACCGTTAATGGTGTACCTGCCGAGCATAAAGCAGGTGCTAAAGCGGGCACGTTCCAGATCAGGGAAACAGCAGAGATGTACGGTGCTAGATTATTCCAAGACATCGTTGCTAACCCAGAGAAACATTATGCAAGGCGTGTCATAGCTCGTACTGACTTGGAGCTTGAACGATTCGAGCAAGAGTTAATTAACATTTACAGAACAGTTCAATTTTTGAACAAGGAAGATCGGTGGTGGCATAATGAAGCACAGTGCGAAGCTACTTGGAAATGCCCTTATATTAGTAGTTGCTATAACGGTGTTGATCTTGACCCTAGTAATCCCCCCGAAGGATTCAAGTGCATCTACAAACGAAAAGACGGAGACGCAAATGAAACAGAGTGACAAGGTACTAGCAGAGGTGAACGGCATACTCGGCCAAGCGTTGAGTGATCGTGACAGCATCATCACTGGTCAGGATCATCAGATCGAAACTCTACAGCTTGAGCTTTCAGCTGCTAAGAAGATGATTAGCATAGGTGCTAGTGAGATGGAAGGCAGTAGGGAACTTATCTCTAGTCTTACCACAACACGAAACAGTTTGGAGCAGGAGGTATTTAATCTGAAGGCCATCAACGAGATTCAGACTAATCGTTTGACCGAACTATCAGTGAAGGTTGATGAAGCTATGAAGTTCACTGACCAAGTGCGGATAGTTCTATTCGATGTGGTCGATAAGTACAAAGAATTGGAGGCGACTAATGACGCACGACGAACGGATTAGACATGAGTTCTTTCTACTACAGGGTAAGCTCGGTGCTGACGATCAGTTCTTCCACTTTGACAGATGCCCAGTTACTTTAGACGGTGACTTTCAGCTAACGTTTGACGCTGTGTACTGGGCTGACATCAACCTTGCGGATATATTTGGCAAAGAAGCATGGTACACCCCGAAGGAGTCTATGCGGCGTATTATGATCTTACTGTGCGACGATACCAAGAAGAAAATTGATTCGATAATTGAAATCTTAGAGAAGGAGAAACCTGATGCGGAAGCCAAGAATATCGGGACCGAAGAAAGCGGGTAGCGGAGCTGCAACTGCTCCGGCTAAGCCAGCTAAGCAGTTTACAAAAGGTACGAACGGGGGAACTCATGGTAAGAAGTTTCTTTTATATGCTGGCTCAGGGATGGGTAAGTCTTCTCTGGCTATACTTGCACCTGATCCTATCATCATCCCATTGGATGACGGCACTGCTGACCTACGTGACCCTTACACTGGGGACAAGATTATACAGGTCAACGATGTAGTAACGTTCGGCGACACCAGAGCAGTTATCCAGCAGCATGATTTGTTTGACGGGCATAAAACTGTTATCGTTGATACAGTGACTAAGCTGGAAGACATGTCACATGACTATATGTTCGAGACTATACCGCACGAAAAGGGTGGCACTGTAAAGAGCATTGAAGGTTATGGCTATGGTAAAGGCTACCGTCATTTGTACGACACCATGAAGTTATTCTTGCAAGACGTTGATGCTTTAATTAGAACAGGGTTGAATGTAATCCTGATCGCTCAGTGCACGAGTCGCCTGATCCCTAACGCAGCGGGTGAAGATTACCTTTGCTATTGTCCAAGGTTATATCCGGGCAGCAAGGGCACACCTTCAGTTGAAGAGCTGTATCGTGAGTGGGCTGACCATGTTCTGTTCATTGATTATACATCTACGGTTGTCAAGGATAAGAAGGCCAAGGGTGATACTACCAGAGCAATATTTACACAGAGTGAACTTCACTTTAGGGCGAAGTCACGTGTGCTAACTAGCGGAGAGTCGATACCACCAGTGGTTACTTTCGATGCTGTTGATGATGATTCTATATTCCAATACATATTCCCTGAAGGAGACGAAGATGCTAAATCTACTGTGCCCAACATACCGCCGGAGTAGCCGTAAGATCGGACGTAATGAACCGTGTCCCTGTGGTGCTACTAGAGAAGTTGCTGGCGTTGACATGAATGAAACATTCAAGAATGTTGTGTTCAGCAAGGAGTATGAGGAAAACGGAATTGACTTCAGAACAGTAATAACTATGCCAGTTAAGTTCAAGCACTGTCATGGTGACACTGAAAATATTAAGAAAGCTAATAAGCTTCAGAACTTTCTCAAGGAGCATTTTGTTAGTCTTCTGAATAAACCTCGTAAAGTCAGCAAGTTGCAAGCGTTGGCTACAAAATTTAAGTCTATATTTAATAAGAACAGGAGTAAGTAATGAAGGCACTTGGAAATTTTAGAGGGACCATCGTTGATGCTGGTGTTGCTGTAACCAGTGGTGGATACCCGCAGCTAGTAGCAAAGTTACACGTTGAAGAGATGTGGGACGAAGACGTTAAAGAATGGGCAGCGTGGGAAGACTTCGGATGGGATAAAGAAGAGATCAAGGATAGGTCAATCGTTGCTTACAATGTTCTGTTTGGTAAGAAGGGTTGTACTCTTAGCGGCGAGCAGGTTATGAAGATCACTGGCTGGGAAGGCGACTCGTTCGCTTCACTTGCTGCTATGGACCTTGAAGGCACGAAGCTTCAGTGGCGTAACGAAGAGAATACTTATGAACAGAAGACCAGCGTTCAGGTTACTTGGATCGACCTCTATGACGCTGAACCCGGTGGCACTGTTCGCAAGCTCGATGACAAAGGTATCAAAGACCTTGATGCTAAGTTCGCTGAGTTTTTTAACAGTTCTGTCAAGGCTGAATCTGCTCCTGCTGGTGGCCGCAAGCGTGGTACTAGAAAAGCTGCTGCTGCTCCTGCTGAAGAGCCTAAAGAAGAGGCCAAGACAGAAGCTCCCGCTGAAGAGCCTAAAGAGACTAAGCCTAAATCTAGGCCCGGTCGTCCGACGAAAGCTTCTAAGGCTGCTGCTAAAGCTGCGGCAGAAAAAGCTGCTAAGAGTGAGCCACCTTCTGCACCGCCTGAAGCACCTGAAGAACCTGCTGAAGAACCAGTGGAAACAGATGTGCTCGAAACTAGTGGACCTTGCACTAAGCAAGAGGCATGGGCAGATGTTAACGAGTTGAAGTCAGCGAGTACGACTGACTCTGAGCTAGCTGCTGAATGGTTGAAACAGATCAAAGCCTTAGCACCCGGCAAAGAGCATAAGGACATCGCCGAAGAAGAGTGGGGTACGATTCGTGCCGCAGTGCTCGATGCTACTGCTACATTTTAATTAAGGGAATTTAATAGTGAAGACTAACAAACAACGATTAGAGCAATTGCATGATCTATGCCGAGAAAATATATTTGACAAGGCCATCGTTCAGCCGTTAGCTGATGAGCTGGGTGTTAGTATAGATTCACTATTGAGGTTAGGTATCGGTTGTCGTCCCGGTGACGGCGACCGTACCTACACCTTCCCCGTTCGTTCTGGTAAGGGACAGCTGGTAGGAATTAACAGGAGATTTATCAATGGATCAAAATGTTTCGTCACTGGCTCAAAACATGGCCTCTACTACGACCCTGAAGCTAACGCCACTACAGTGGGTGATTGCAGATCATATAAAGGAAGCTTCATTAGGCTCACTGACGCAGGAGTTCTATGCCCTATATGCGGAAGAGATGATTGGTGCATGGTATCGGAAGACAACCCACATGATCCTGCCGCAGCAATATGCGGAGTCACTGAAAAGGGTTCAGTTAAGCACATTGAAAACAGCGGATATTTACATATCCTCAAGGAGTCGGGTGACTTTTCCAAGACTGCCGGGGCTAATGATACAGGAGAAGAAGCAGGTGAGGTTGTCTTACTCACAGAGGGCCTTAGCGACACAGCAACGGGTCTTGATCTTGGCTTCGAGACGATTGGACGTACTACAGCGTTGTGTGGAGTCAAAGAGATTCCAGCAGTTCTACGTGGGCGTAAGGTTAGGGCTATTGTAATTGGTGATAATGATACCGACCCTAAAGCAAAAGAAGTAGGACAGCGTGGAATGAAACGTGTGGCTGAAGCAGCGATAAGAATATGCACCAGTGTAATTATGGTGCTACCACCACCTGAGTTTAAAGATTTTCGTGAGTGGGTAACGACTGTCAAGCTAACTAAAGAACAGTTCATGCAGTGGGTTAAAGCTCACGGTGTAGTTGAAGAAGGACAGGATACATTGTCAAGTGACATCGCTTTTGACATAGCTAATGCGTGGCTCAAGCAGTATCACTTTGAAGATGGACTGCCTACGTTACGAGTTGACAAAGGGCAGTGGATGGAGTACGACGAGAACCATTACAAACTTATTAACATAGACTCGGTACGTGGTGAGCTTTACCGCCACCTTGAAGGAAAGAACTGCATTGTTAACGAAGCAGTAGTACCGTATAAAACTACGAGAGCTAAGGTCACTGATATAACTGATGCCCTTAACGGACTTTGCCTCACGGATCAGGATGCTCCATGCTGGCTAGAAGACCGTGGGTTTCCACCAGTTACAGAAATCATACCATTTAAAAATGGAATACTTGACGTTAAAAAGTATATCGAAGGTGAGGTTGTGCTTTACGATCCTACACCTGCGTTACTTAGTAATCATATTTTACCATACGATTTTGATGAAGACGCTGACTCGAAGCTGTGGCGTTCTTATGTCAATGAGATTTTTAACGATGATACCATGAGTGTTGATCTACTCGCCCAATGGTTCGGGTACAATTGTGTACCAGACATGAGCCATGAAAAGATGATGCTATTCACTGGACGACCACGATCAGGCAAAGGTACTGTGATAACAGCTTTGATGAGTATGCTTGGCCGGGAACAATGCGTTAGCACAAGTTTCCAAAACCTATGCTCAGAGTTTGGATACCAACCGTTAGTAGGTAAACTGTCTGCGATCCTTGGTGATGCTAGAGTTCCTAAGCATTCGCAGTCACATAAAGCCTTAGAGAAATTGCTGCAAATAATTGGTGGCGATCCGGTAGGTATCAGGCGTATGCACCGTGGAGAATTAGGTAGTACATACTTGACCTGTAGATTTACAGCTGCAATGAATGAACTTCCTGATATTCCAGACAGTGCAAATGCGTTAGGTCCGAGAATGAATATCCTTGAGTTCCCAAATTCCTACGTGGGCAAAGAGAACAGAGGATTAAAAGCACAGCTAAGCAAAGAAGCTAGCAGCGGTAAGCTAATCAAGTTCGCTCTTGATGGGTTACGTTTACTGCATCAATGCGGATCGTTCTTAGAACCAGAGAACTCTAAAGCACAGCACAGGCAGATGGTCGAACTCGTTCAGCCCATGTCAGCTTTCTTGGCTGACTGCTGCGAGATGATGCCACCCGGTGATAGCGAAGAAGACTATCATGTCAGCAAGCAGGAACTTTATGATGTATGGGTAGGCTGGTGCGATGAAGCAAGAGTCGAACCCAATAAGATGACCGTATTCGGTAGGCGTGTTACTCAGGCGTGCCCCAATGTTGGAACCAAACAGATTCAAATTGAAGGCAGAAGACACCGAATGTACCGGGGTATCAGGGTAGCTAAGTGGGCTAAGCAAGCATACATGGGGAGATAGTATGGACACAAGGATTGACAAGAGGGAAGAGTTACTTTCATTCGTCGTTCGCAGAATCGTATATGTTTATATTAAAAGAGCGATCAACGATGGACCAGTAGAAAATCTGGGTGCGTTCACTAGAATAGGTCCGAACAAAATAGCTAAAGGTTGGATCGTTAAAGTGACCACCCGGACAAAGCGGGACGTTTACATAGGCGTAAGCGTTAGCACTCTGGAAAGAGGTCCAGCTGGCTACGTCTTAGACTTAATAGAAGAAGTTTGCTGGGCGGGCTGGTGCGGTGACAAGTACCCTGACAAGAAACTTTACGCAGGGGATAACCCGGAACATTATGCTGAGCTAAAAAGAATGGAGATTGAAGATGAACTTCAAGCCGAAGATAACTGATTACTGGACGCTGCAAGCGTGTTGCGATTATATTTATGAACTCACTGGCATTAAGCGGTTGCCTAACACATTGTTAGTGTGGCACAGAAAAGGATTGATCGGGCAGCATGGTAAAAGGGTTAAGCTGAAAACGGTTCTACGTATTAAACGTAGGTACTGCACGCAAATATGGCTGGACCATTTCTTGAAGGAGATTGGCTAATGAATTTATCAACTGTATATGTGGTGGCCACTGAGCTTACGATTAGCCTTAATTTTACTGATGATCTAGAAACCCTGAGTAGCTTGGTAGCGTTACAGAATAACATCATCTGGTGCAACGGTGGTAACAGCCGGGTAATAAAGATTAGTCAGATAGAGGAATTGCTGAGGACCGCCACGCTATTTACACAGCTTGACAATGAGACTGAAACGAAAAAAGGGCAACCACTCCAACATAGAATCTATTGGGATGATTGCCCTGAAGGTCAGCCAGATATGACCAAGCTGATTAAAGAATAAGACTAATGATTAGCGTACCAAAGAAAGCGTACATAACCAATCGAAGTTTAAAGTGCTCGCTAAGGTGGCCATCTAGTTTCTTGCCAAACTCGTCAAGCTTAGAGTCTACCTTAGTGAGCAACGCTTTTTCTTTTGTATTCATAATTAGTGTTTCACTTTCAATTTAGTACTATCTTTTTTCTTGTTAGATTTCATAGAGTATTCACTCCATACTAGTCTTCGCCAATCTTCTGTCTCACCAGTAGCCAGCTCCCATGCTCCTTCAGCAGCTTGAATTGCTTGGAGTGGAACCTTGCCACCTGTCCATGCCCCAGTAGTGCGAGCAGCTGATGTAATTATCTTTGACGGATCGCCCTGCTTGATAGCATTGACAAGTCTACCAGCTTCTTTAAACGGTGTCTCTGCAATGTTACCACTGCGTCCCCACTCACCAGTAGCGATGTTAAGAACTAACCCGCCGATGAATACAAACGGTGATAACAGATAAGCGGCAAGGTCTTTAGCTACTTCACCAGCTGTTTCCGGTGGCCTACCACGTGATACCATGCCTAATAGCATAGCAGGTAGCACCTGTGACATTAGCAATCTGTAACTTGCTTCAGCGACATTGATCTTTTTAGACTTAGCTTCACCTAGAATGTTATGCCATAAAAAGTTACCGTTCTGGTTCACCTGATTCTGAAAGATCGTCATGGCCTTAGCAAGTTCGCCGCCTCTAAAGAACATAGGCAAGTCAACTGCACTTCCCATAGGCTGCGTATCCTGAATTATTCCATCGGCAAATCGTACTGACTCTTCTTCGTTCATGCCCTGACCCTGAGCCAGTTGATACCCTGACCACCATACAGTAGTAGTGGTCCACTTGTCAATTGCCTGTGTCATTTTCATAGCAATTGGTGAAAGACCCTTACCTTTGTAAAACTTCTGAAGCTGCTTCTTATCATATGTTGCACGCAAATCACGATCCCAATCACGATTCTTTAGCATCTCTGATTTACCAGTTGCTAATTCTCTGATCGCAGTGTAGCCACCGGGCTTACCCATCTTAGACATGTTGGCAATTACCAAGGGGACCATTTTAGGATCAACAGCCATGCCAGTAAGAAGCGAACCACCCTGTTTCAGAGCAGTTGTGATCTTAAAGCCAAGCACATAGTTAACACTACTGGTTCTCAATGCTCTAATCATAGGTGAAAAAGCACTTGAGTCATAAGCTGCTTTGCCACGCACAGAATCTTGTAGCCACTGTTGAAATATTTTAGCCCCATGCCCATACGTCACGTTGTTCAGGTTATGCCTGAGTCCCTTGTGGTTCAACATCGAACCTACCTTGTGAGCGATAGGGGCCATGACTTTGAAGCGTTCAACTGAGCGAGCAGCACGAGCATGGATCGCAAAGATGTCCAACTCGATTTCTCGCTTCGCACCTTTTTGCCTTTTCTTGGTACGCTCTTTGCCGGGTATAATTTTTTCACCCATAGTTGACTGAGTTAATCCCTCCAAAAAGTCGGGTGCTTCTAATTCGTCCCGGTCAGTAATGAAAGCGGTGATATAATTATCCTCTTTGACCAGTCCTTTAATACCTACAGCCTTAGCCACTGCTTCAAATTGTGGCCACTGTTGTTCAAAGTAAGTAGAGATCAGATCAGCTACATATTTTTCTTTCTCATTAGCTTCTACTGATTCAACGATCTTAGCAATTGTATCTTCGTCGAACATCGAGGATAAATGATTGAGCGTCTTTTCATTCTTCGCTAAAGCATAAACACCGATACGTTCTGACGTAGCCAGCTTATCATCAATTCCAATATCAATAACCTCAGTCATCATTTGCGAAGCGTTTATGCCCTCTTCGTTTAACAGCTGGCTAGTTTGCTCCATGATAGCTGTGAAGTTGCCCACTGCTTTAACATCGCCTTGCTTAACCGGGTTAAAAATGTTACGCATGAACGGGCCATCGTTTTCATAGTTGTCTAAAGCACGAGTAGCACGCCGCATCCTTGCTTGACTCTGGAAGTAATACGATGTTGCAGACCGCATCTTATGTAAGCCCTGCTTAAACCAGCTGAACACTCTACGATCACGAGAAGTTAATGACGGCTTTTGCTTGCGTTCACGCAGCTTAGTCATCATTTCACCTACGGGTGTAACGTCCATGCCCTCTACATTCAAGCCTAACTCTTTAGCCTCATGCTCAAGAACCATCATTATCTGTTCACGTTGAGCCGGGACCATATCTTTCATAGACTCTTTGCCAGTCAATCTCTTGTTCAATGCCCGGCTTTTAACAATGTCATAGCCAAGAAGATCAGCCAAGTTGTGAGCACGATCCATAACTTGCTTCTTCGACAAGCGTTTACCCTCAATGGGTTGCTCGTCACGATCCAGCAGAGCTTTAGCATTAGTCCTGTTCTTGGCCAAGAACTGTAATTCCTGCTCTTCAGCATGTGAAGTATCTTTCTTCTCGCTAAGATTTCTAAACCTTACCTCGGCATCGTCAAGTTTCTGCTGAACTTTATCCATCGAAGTACCACGTTCTACTGCAACTGCGAGCTTATCAACATCAGGATTGATCTGTACTGGTGGTTGAATAACCTTAGCTGCGTCAACTTCTCCTTCAGGCTTTCGCAACGAGATCGTTTCACCAGTAGCAAGATTATAAACTGCTAGCTCATTATGCTCTTCGCCAAGTTTAATAGCGTCTTCTTCAGTCTTAGCAATCTCAATTACGTCAAGATAAGTCTTACCTTCAGCTTCATCATACCACGTACCAACTTGACGATTAGGCTGCGACAACGCTTCGGCATGATCCAGCTCAAACTGTTGAATAGTCTCTGGTGTAATTTCTTTACCATTGAGAATCTCTTCCTCTCCAATTCCAACTGGGAAACCTTCAGTGATAACACGGCCAGTACGTTGATTGATTGTTGACCCACCACTTGAATTGTGTGAGTCAGCTATAGACTCTGCAACTACTTGCGTATGAGCCACCTCAATAGGTACACCCTCGCTAATTTTCTCCGCCATTGAACCAGCTTGCTTGTTATTATAGCCAGCACTTTCAAAGCTCTTAACTAACTGTGGTCCTTTTTGCCCTGTCTTAACATCAACCATAGCACCGGGGATGGGGAGCAGTGCCATAGATATAGCTGCTTCTTTCGCAGTTCCCCAGAGTCTCCCGGCACGCTCTCTTAAATCATTGGGCGTAACGTCGAAGCCTTCTTTGTTAAGATACTCTGCTAGGTCTTCAGCAATAATAATGATACCTTCCTGAACGACTTCTTCAGCAACTTCAGAACCTAAAGTCGTACCATATTTCTTGGCAGCTTTAGCGAGTACTTTTGCCATTGTCTTGCTGATAACTTTATTAGCACCCTGTCGAATACCGGGGATCAGATGATCTACCTGTAACTGCTCAATAAGTGCGTAAGGGATAGCGGCGAAACCAGCGATCATTTCAGCTGATTGAGAATCCACATCGTTATCACGCATACTCATCATCATTGATCCAGCACCCTGCTTATACCATGCCAAGGTAGAGCCTAATTTAAACCCAACCAAAGCACCACCGGGCACTGTAATTAGCTCTTCAGGTGCAGCCACCTGCGGACCCAGTTGCCCGGCTACCGCTGCCATCGTTGCACCAGCCGCTATCGCCGCCGCTGACTGCCTACCGCCTTCAATTATGCCGGGTAAGATACTAGCAGCACCATAGGTCATCTTACGGAGCAAACCAGCATCAGGAGCGATAGGGTCAAGCTGATTAACAGCCTGTGCCTGTCTATGCTCATTATAAACTCTATCAGCAGTAGCACGATCACCCATAAGGATCGCATCATAATACTTCTGATCTGCTTTAAAACTTGCATCGCCACGCTTAAAGGATTCTTTAATGTTAGCAAAGTGACTTCTGCTGTTGCGTGTAGCACCAGAGTTTATCCATTTGTTAGCCTCGCCGCTTGAAACAAAAGTCTCTCTCGTCATAGCTTTTGACGTTGTGCTGGTAGGTGAAGCAGCCTTTACCGTATCAAAGTATTTGGTGTAGGCAAGATTATTCATTTCCTTTGTATGACCAGTTTGCGGTGGAGCGATATTGACTGCTTCCAGATTCTTGCTCCATGCGTCAAACCCACTCTCTTCAGGCTGGGATTCAAGCCCTGCTTTCCATGTTTCATAGCTCATAGTTTATTTCCAATAACCTAGTTTTACACCCTGTTCATAAGCAGCGGGGGTACGAGCAGCTTCCAAGTCTTGCTTAGAAGGAGGTGCTACTTTATTAGCTGACTGTTTAAACATAGTCTTCCGTACAGATTTTCCAATCGGGCTATCAATTGCACGAGTTGACTGCGGCACTAATCGTTTACTCATCTCTTTGCCAAGCTTACTTTTGGCCCGCAGTGCTTTGACCTCGGCAATTGGTTCTTTGCTATCTTTGGTGAACCATCTGCTATACTGCTTGTCGCTCTTCATCATCGCATCCCACCGCTGATCGAGCTGTCGCTGGTGCAATGCGTCAAGTTGGTCATAACCTACCTGCACTTGCCAATCAGCGTACTGGTCAACCATACTGGTCATGGTCATCTTAGGCTTGCCCCACTCATAACCCCTCTTCTCTTCAAAGCCTGAAGCAAACTCACCCATCAAAGTAGACGCAGATCGAACACCAGATGAAGACATTGGTGCAGCTGCTTTACGCTCCGTAGGTGGTTTGGGGTACTTAGCTGCGAACGCTTCAGGTTCAAGAACCATTTTAAACATGGCCTGTTCACCCAGTCGTGCGTCCATCTGGCCCTGTGCCACCATAGTTTTAATACGGTTAATAGACCGCACACTATTTTCAGAAGCATACTTGCGTTGAAGCCAAGCGTTCTGATACTTAGCTGTAAGTGCCGCACTCTTACCAGTGAACTGCTCATCAGTCAAATACTGTTGCTCCAACGCTCCTGCTTCATTAGCAAACTGCTGTTGGAGGGAACCACCATAAGCTTGATCCTGTTCTTGGAGTACCTTAATTGAGGGGTCCATTTGCTGCTGCTGCTGATTCGGGAGTTGTGCAATATCAAATCCACCGTTCATATTATGCTCCGATCCTTATTAGTGTTAATGAAATGTCTTCGACTGTTATTGACCTGTCACCAGCGTCACTTGTATCTATCCATACTTCTACTGTGTCACCATTGGTAAGAACTGCGACACCGGATAAAGGTATAGCAGCAACATCACCAGAGCCACCAGTTAAACTTCTATGTCCATGCAGACCGGGTAGTTCAGTTGCTCCGTCATTTATCCACACACTTACATCTATCGTATGTGACTGTGCTGCGTTATTGTTCACGTGCATTGATGCGACTATGAAGTATGCCCCACCTGAAACTATGATCTCGTCTTGGCCGTGAACCGCTGTATCGTCACCAACGCTATGTCCATTAGTATCGAAGGCTGTGACTTGTACTTTAGCTGCACTGTTCAGTATCATCGGGGTAGTGTTGTCTTTGCCAAACATACTTGCAGTGTGCAAACCCTGACCGCTACCTTTAAAGTGTAAGTCACCCGATATATGTACGTTACCATTAACGTCTAACTTAGCTACAGGAGCATCAGCCCCAAGTCCAATACCAACCCTACCTAATTCGTCAATCTTCATCACAGAATTAGAAATATCAACATCATTAGTTTGTGCAGTCGCTTTAGTGGCAAAGTGCATTGTCCCTCTACCCCAACCGACACCATTAGCCTCAAAGAAGATACCAGCCCTTGCATAGCCGGGAGTACTAGAGTTTAATTGAAATAACAACCCGGTTGCTGTACCAGCAGTATGATAAGGATTTATCAATCTAAGTGCAGGTATCAGATACCCATTACCTAAAGGACTTCTAACACTCAATCGGTCAGGATACCCTGCCCCGCCAATCTGTGTATTACCCTTAACGGCCATATCGCCAGTGGTATGCTTGACTGTCATTAACCCAGAAACATCTTGGTCGCTTACTACAAACCAGCCAGCAAAGCCGTCAATTACATTCTCAATAATTGCACCGTTAGCCACTGCCTCCATGATTAAATCACCATCGGAGTTTGTATATAATGTAGCGTGGTCTGATTTACTTCCACTATCTTCAAGCGTGATCTTGCCATCATATACGCCTTCTTCTCCGATTACTAAATCTTGATCGACTGTCAGCTCACCGTAAATATGCAGCCATTCATCAGCAAAACTACCCTCGATTAAAGGGCCATCATTATTAGTGATCCAAAGTTTGCTCGGCGTAGTCTCACCAAAGCCAGCCTTGTAGCCAAGATAAACACAGTCATCCGCAGATGAATCCTCACCTGCCCACCCTCCTATCGCTGTGCCCCTGTCAACATTCAGTGCGTTCTGCAAACACCATGCACCGATGCCAGTAGTGTGCTGCATGTCAGTTGAACCCTCACCAGCTTTCATGCCGACAAATGTATTCTCAGTTTCATCGACCAGCAAATTACCAGCCTTATAGCCAATCAAAGTATTACCATGGCCATTAACTAAGGCTGCACCAGCAGATAACCCAGCGATAAAAGCATCGCCCATACTGTTCTTACCGTCTGATCGTATCACCCCGGCAGTAATGATAACATCACCACCACCAACTTCTACATGACCAGCATCGTAAGAAATAGCTGTGCCAAGTCTTAGCCACTGCCCATGCTCATTCCACTTTTCTATATTATCTGCAAATTCACCTGTCTGCACTCCGTCAACATTGCAGGTGTATATTTTTCTGTCGTCTATAAACGTGTCACCTACTGCCCAAGTAGCTCCACCTATCCAAGGTGCAGTCTGAAGCAAGTTATCGTGGCCTATATCAGATACATCTGCTGCAAGCCAAGGTACTTCACCAGTAGTATCCAGCAGCGTAGAAAAAGTAGCGTCACTGGACCACCTGATAAAGTAAGCTGTATCAGTTACATATTCTATGCAACCGTCTGACAGTAGAGCAACTTCTGAGCTAGCAGGGAACAGAGCAGCCTCATATACCTGATCGAAGATCGGTATCCCTGTATCATCTGTTCCAACCCATACTTGGATTCTTACAGGTTCCGTTGCTGCTGTTGTACCAGTCTTAATGTAAATCTGATCGACCAATATATCTTCGGTAGCTATGTAGTCATATTCTAAAGTAGTCCCTGACCACGGTGAAGAACTGTCCGACTGGTACACGCGCCTTACTGACCTGTTGCTAGCATATAGCATCTTGGTGTCTGACACAGAAACCCCGTCCATCATAACACTGTGGGCAAAAAGATGTACGTGGCCATCGGGCATTACAGCAGAGAGATGATTACCCGCTGCACTCATGGCTAAGTTCAGGCCAAGTCCCAGAGAACCCGGACCAAGATCAAGCGTAGATGGTTGCCATATGTTACTAACAAGCCGTTTCAGTTTGGCCTTACCTGTAGAAGAATCGGTGGTAAGACGAACACTGTTCTCGGTCTTATGGTCCCCATGTAGGTACAACGTACCCTCCGGGTTATGCTCTTGTGGAATTTTATCAAAACTCATTATCTTACTCCCCAACCGTAAGCCTCATCATACACAAGAACATACGATTCATTAAGGACCAGAGTTAAATCACTGGCCACTCCATCAATATTATTTCCGTTCCTCCCAATGGTGCAAGTGTTCGTGTTGTCAATACATTTTACTTCAACTTCTCGCCCCTGTTCCGGGGACGCTGGTAGATTAACTGTTACAGCATTGGCTGACGCATCTACCCATACCAGCCAGTCCGCTGTAATAACATTGTACGTGCTGTCATTAACAGTTCTGACATTAACGACATGACCACCAAGAAGTGTTACAGAATGAGCCGTAAGTTTTCCAGTGGTAACAAGGTCCTCATCCCCGAAGCTAATCTGTCCAGATGTACTTGTGATAGCACCATGAGCAAACAGCAAACTAGATGATGGAAAAGTCATAGCCCATGAGCTACCGACAGAGCTATAATTAAATCTATTTACACCAGCCAATGAAAGACCAATGGTCGTACTGCTTGCAAGTAAACCAGTATTATCTGCTGCAATACGTACAGCGGGAGACGCTGCTGAGCCACCAGAAACAATTTGCAAATGGTCTGTCAATATTAGACTAGTAAACGTAGGAGTGCTAGTATTTTTCCACACGTTAGCTCCACTGTCCCAGTAAAGTAGATCGTGGTCAGCAAGATCAGTGAAGAGCATATCGCTAAGGTCTTTCAAATATGGCAGCGAGTGTAGGTTAACAAGTACAATACCTTCAGTTGCATGTTTACGAATCACGATACCTAAAAGATAAGTTGCGTCAGGAGCAGTTGGCGGGGCTGTTGCGAACCCTCCACCCTTAGCCAAGTAAGCTGGCATACCTTCTGCTGCAAACATACTTGTGTCTATGTCCCTGACGTACCCACTGGTAGTTACATAACCCTTCTGACCGTTGGCAATGTCTTCCGTGAGTAGCCCCACTGTCCTTAGCCCTACGCCAGTAGCGAAGTCAGCATCAGCTTCATCAATAGTAGGATTAGCACCAGTGGCCCCAGAGATATAAGCTGGTGTGCCGTTAAGCAGATCGCCACCAGAATTATTAGTGACCCGGAGAACTTCTTCCAACCCCATCTGAAGATTGACATGACCACCCTTCAGCCCAAGATTAACTGTTCCATCGTCATCGTTCCAAACCATTCTACCTTCAGCGGGTGCGACACCATTAGTCAAATCGAAGTCAATGTAGTCAACATTCGTAATAGGATTATTATTCATGTTCAGCGTACCAGTTAAATTTAGCCCGCCGAACGTGGGCACAGAACCGGGGCCGAGCACTGCGAAAGCTAACTTCCGCAGCACCCGGTTAAGGTTCACCCAGTCATCTTTCTGAACTTTTGGGATTAACGCAGGTGTACCCATGTCTAGCCACCTCCTTAGAAAACATTATCATTAGTTAATTGGGCCGAGTCCTTGCTGTTCCCGGTAAGCCGGGTTGCTCATCCATGCTTCGGCCAGTCTAGCAAGGTCCGACATAGGCATCTCTTGATCTTGGTTAACTCGGTCCACCATCAGGCCACCTTCAGCAAGTGTGTCCATCGAAGGTGCGAACGCAGCAAACGGATCAGCACCAGCAGGAGCAGCAGGAGCATTAGGTATAGCACCTTCAAGCCCACCTGTCCCGCCACTGCCATAGTCAATACCAAAGTCTAAGGCAGTGGTCTTGCCAACATGCTGCGATGACGTAGACGCACTTGTCTGCGAGCTGCCTGTGTCTCGTGCGGCTAGTCTCGCTTTACTCGCAGCGGCTCTACTAGCGAACGTGCCCAGACCTGAAGTAGCAGAGCTTGAGCTGGTTGAGGATCGGGTGCGTGAGGCTCTATCCGCTGAAGCTATTTTCTCACGTGACGTAATACTAGCAGCTGACAATTTCTCTCGCATGGCAAGTTCATCTGCTTTCGATAAGAAACCAGCTTTAGCAAGTAACCCCTGCATCTCCTGACCAGATCGTAGTCTCTCAGTCTCGGTCCTGTAAGGTGCACCCACCTCTTGCTCAAAGGCAGAAGGAATACTTTGGGCTATAGTTGTGCCAGAGAGTCCCCGGCTCACTAAGCCTTGCTGTGCTCCCGCTGTGTATTTGCGTTCTGCACCTTTTAATTGACTAGCACGCTGCTGGGAAAATTCTCCACCAGCTTTATATGTCTGTAGAACTTTGTCAAGAGCTGCCATTACATCATCAGCCATTATCTCAATCTCCCACCTTTGGCAATAGCAATTAACGCCTGTTCCATTGCCCATGTTTGAGCAAGCGTTATGTTTTTAACCTTAATGCCGCAGTACACACCACGGACTTTCTTTTTAAATGTCTTACGACTTCTGCCCGATCCCAGCTGCGAACCAGCAGCAGCAATAGGAGTTCCAGCAGCCATTTTCTTAGCTACTTCTTGAGCAGACTTACCAGTATAAAATTCATAAGATGCTCCGTCTGATTGAGGTGCTGCTCCGCCACCGCCAAGAATTAGATCAAATCCGGTAATCTTACCCTCGTCACCTGCCCACTTCGCCATAAGAAACGGGCCAAAGGTTACATAGCTTTCGATAGCTTGTGCTTGGCTCGTAATTTCATCGTCTTTGGTAGCGTCATCATGGAATCTAATATAGCCATCGGTACAGCCATACATAACTTGCTTATAGTCAGCGTCAAAAGCGTTGTACTGGACAGAGCTAAATACCCCGTTACTTACAGGATACTCTTCAGGGAAAAAACCCTCTGTTCTAAAGTCGTACCAGTAGCAAGAGTTAGAGCCGTCAGCTAACTTAACAATAGTAATAAGAATGCCAGCCCTACGTTTATCATAGGCCATGGTAATGCGGTGCGTACTAGGGTCAGCCCCTTCTTCACCGACCAAAGCGGGTAGCCTAATTTCAGATATACATTTAGGAGCACCACCCGGCAATGTTACCTTGTAGACGCCGTTGAGTCCCCAGAAGTAAAGCACATCGTCTTCACCCCAGCACCAACTATTAGCACCAAAGACACCAGTTGTTAAGTCTAATTCGTCAAGCGAGCCACCACTTGCAGGATCACCAGTCAAATACCACATTGAATCCACGCAACCGAAGATCAGATAATCATCTTTGTACGGGATCAACGCTGTGACCACATCACCCACTTCACCTGCGTCAGTATTATTACCAGCTACAGCCGACTGAGCATCATTGATACCGTACAGCCAATCAAACGGATTAGCCTGTCTTGACATGTACCACTGATGCGGGGCGATGTTATTGCCAGATATGACAGCCCGCCCTCTGAACAAACAACCTAAAGTAGCTCTGGGTGGCAGTGCACCAAAATTAGTACTGTTTCCATAAGTAGTCCAATCATACCAATGCGGGCTAGCGACTTCAGCACTGTTAGTCGTAAACGAAACGCTGGTCCCATCCGGGTTAGTGCCCGTAATTGCTTCACCATTCGTGAAAGTAGCAGCGGTGACGTTCGTGCCATAAATGGTACAAGCCCCGCTTAATGACGTTATATAATCTACTGACATGGCAGCACCAGAAGTTCCACCAATGATGTAAGCTCCGAATTGTGGATACACGCCTACATTGGCAGTAGTAATTTTTGAATTTTGAAAGTCTGCTACTTTGAGTTTATCTTTATTGGTAACGAAAACTTTACCATAGCCTTCAAATATATTCAGCAAATCACCACAGTCAATATCACCTGTCGCAGCGGGAAGCTCTGCCATAGTGCCGGGCGTAGCCTCGTACCACATCTCGTTATTGCCAACAGCAACTAACTTTTTAGAATAATCAATATCAGTAGGTGTTACCGCAACTGTAGAAAAGACATAAATTTTAAGAGCAAAACTATCTTCGCCACCGCCATGAAGCCCCCAGCTCGAACCAGCATTATCAGTCTCCCACATAGTTCCTGCGGGATAAAGCCCCTCGCCAGTATTGAAGCTCAAAGGGGTATTAAGTGCGTTGCTCTGACGAACTATGATAGCATATTCTACGCCACCACTTACCGCTACTGGTGGTGTAAAATTAACAGGAAACCAAGGAAGGGGGCGGTTACTTATGTTCGCCAAGTTGTCCCGCTGATACGTTGCTGTACCAAGGGCACTTCCGCTGGTGACAGGTGTTCCACTTTCATCGGTAGGAAAAATTTCTACAGTTATCGTAGAAGAGCCAGCATCAAACTGGTCAGCATACACCGACAGGTCAAGCCCCACTATTGATCCGTCTGCACCCGGCACAAATGTTTGGGCGACCCACCTAACAGTGTTAACACTACCCGAGGCTTCGGAGTCTCGATCTAGCACTAAGTCAGTGAGTAAAGTCGGATCACTTAGCGTTCCATAAATCTGGAAAGTAAACACACCACCAGCAGCTATGGACCCCCAGTTGGCCCCGCTATCGGTAGAGACACCAGCTATACCAGATGAATAGTCAGAAGTAGCCTCAGTCCTTTGCACAAGCTCAAGCTTATTAGAAAAGTCACCTGCTGGACAACTTAGTGCTATTGCGTATTGCGTGCCCCGAGTAAGGGCGTAAGATGAAGTAAATGTAACAGGGTAAAACGTGGTTGCCGTAGACACAAGATCACCGTCAAATGATTGCGAGCTTAGTGACGATCCCGTGGGAAAACCAGTGATAGGATCAGTAGCGTAGATGTCAATTTGACAAGTCCCCGGCGAGCCAGTTCGATCCATGCGGAACGCTACTTGTTCTAGTGCATAGCCGTTAGTAGCAGTAAAAGTCATGGACCCATGTTTAGCTCCAAATATATCATAGCCAGCATTAAACTCGGCAATAGTATAATTATCTTGAAGATCACTCATTAGTTCACCACCGTAACTTTAGTAATAGCAACAATAGGAGTGGCCGCACCGCCTATTTGCTGCGAGTATCGTTTAATCATAGCAGGGCGTTGACCACCTCTTGCCCTGTTATCAATGCTGTCGTAGGGCCGACAATTATTCATGTTGTTAGACACTGCTAAATCTTCTTCAGCTATTGCCCGACCCTTATCAACGCCGCCTATGGGAAATCCAAATACAGCCATGTTGCCTCCAAAGAAAATACCCCCGGCATTATACCGGGGGTAATATGATTAGTTTTCAGCAGTCAACGCTTTGAATGATGCACTGTCAGTGTCACCTTCATTCACATATATTGCTGTCCCGTTACCGCCATTAGTCCTGCGGTGCGTACACCCTGTCGCATAGCCTTTAACACCGTTACCGGGATAGCCGTGGCCATAGCAGTCAAGGATTCCATCTTCGCTTCTAAAGATTACCTTCGGAACGCCAGTGCCAGCAGGGGCAGCAACCATATTTTCTAATTCAAACGCCATTGTAAATTCACTCATAATTTTCCTCGTTTAACTAAATGTTACATTATTCCAATTCCGCCTGTGTAGAGTATTTCTACCTCTGCCGGATTTATTGGTCGTACCTAAAGAGCGTGGTGCTGCCCTCATGTCAAGCTTAAGAGCATCAGGCAAATCTAGCTTCCTAAACTTGGAGAGAAACCCCCTGCCCGCTAACTCATCCACATCTTCTTCTGCTTGAGCCAAGCAAGCTGACTTAATAGCCTGATCGAATCTCATTCCTGCTGGGTGAAGGTTATTTACAGGCTGCACAAGATACGTGCTAGCAGAAGCGGGATCAACTGCCCCGGCTGTTCCAGCTATAAATAACCAGTCAGCAACCGTAAACGTCCCAGTAGTACTTTCATAATCAGTCACGATAGCATTGCTATTCGCCCCGGTTCCGTCCATGATCTTAATGATCTGACCATTGTAATAGTCATCAGGATAGAGATTGGCGAGGTCGCTATTGATAAGAGTAGTTCCGCTTCCACCTGTAGCTATACCAGTATCAATACTCACCTCGTCAAAGTAAACGCTATATGGGAACAGGATACTGTCTTCAGAAGTAGGTTTAGGATCAAACAGAATTTCAAACCTTCTCGTTGGGCCAGACCCAGAAGCATACGGTTCCAGTGCTTTAGTAGCAGCGAACAAAGGATAACCAGTCTGAATTGTAACAGCTCTTCGCTGCCTAATAAATGACTCGTCAACCCAGTCAATAATAGAAGAGTGGCTGGTGTTCTCATCATAAGAAATAGCACCATCAACGGAACCGCCGAAGTTTTCAGCAAGGGGATACCTGTGTGTGTCGCCGCCTACTGTTTCAACTGGTGTAATAGCATACGTAGAATCCGTCCCCGGAGCTGTACCGCCTGTGTTGCCACGTGCGTCAAGCCAATTACTAATCGTAATAGTACCCGTTGCCGCAGTGTAAGCCGTGACTTCTGCATAACTTCCACTCCCATCAATATAAATAAACCAACCATTTAGATCATCGTCATTGGGATACGCAGTAGTCAACGTAGCATCGACCAGAGTAGTATCTGACGCTGAGTCAGCAGTCCCGGTTACTCGTATATTAGTCATAGTAACCCGCATGATACGCCGCATCCAACGCCAGCCTACAGGCGGTGCAGCAGCGATAAATGCCCTAATGCCATCTCTTACTACCCTTCGGCAGAGATCGAGATCGTGCGGATCAGTAGGAATCATAGCGATGCCCTGACCATTATCACCATAGTCAGCAACGCCGATTTCTCTAGCGATTCGCAGCACCAAGCCTTCAATAGATAACGCACTAGTAGGTTCACTCATCCTTCGATTCCTCTTTTTTATTAGCCAGTGTAAGCACTAAATATTCTTTTGAAACTTCCTTGAGCAGCTCAATATTCTGAACCAACACAAGATGCTCCTGCCTGTTCATGCTAACAGAACTGATAACTTTATCAACATTAGCAAGTGCAGCTTTTAATTTTTCTTCCATAACTGTACTCCAAAAAAAGCCCCGGACACATTACATGTCCGAGGCATAACTTTAAAAAACTTAGTACTGCTGTGCTACACGAACCCAATCAGTCTTCATGTTCATGCCATCAGCCACGGCAGATTCACCGATCCATGACAGAGTAGCAGCCATGAGAGTTTCACTGGGGTAGTTGGCATTAGTAGAGTCAATGGTGATGGCAACAGCATCGCCCAAGTCAACACCATCAGCGTAGAACCTGATCTTAGTGCTAATGCCAAGTGTAACAACCTTCATACCAATGCGGACATAGGTATCAGCTACCAGAGTAATGAGGCTACCTGTAGACTGTGCGGTCCCAGATGCAGCTTCATTGGACACGATGGTAAGGTCATCACCGTCATCAGACAAGCGAGCAAAACCAATGTAGTCAATGTCCTGCATGGTCAAGCCACCAGCGGCCATAACGCCACCAGCATCTTTAGCTTCACCCGGCTGGCTAATACCAATAAACGAACCAGCGGTATCATCAGCAATAGTGCTGAACTTAACTCTGGCTTCAAACCAGAATTTCTTTTTCGAGCCAATGGCAGGTGTCTTAAAAGAACCTACTACATTGTCCCCGGCTACGATGCAGTCAACGTCAGCATCAGTACCATCATTGTCAAGCATAAGCACGCCATCAGCGTCAGCCTGAAGAGCCAGATCAACCAGCTTATCAGACTCGCAGAATGTGTACCAAGGCAGAACTCCATCTACACGACCTACAGCAGCCGTGAAATCGGTTGCACTTACAGTCTCTTTGCCAACCAGAGCGTGCTTGAAGTCTTCAAAATAATGAAAGCCCTTGCCGGGAACTTCAGCAAACTCTTCTACAGGGCAATCATTCCAAATGCTAGGGCTAGGCCCACGAGGATTTACAGCATTTTCTGTGCCCATCTGTACTTCGTTCATATCAAATTCCTTACAAAATATATTAGCAGAACAAAAGTGGTGCAGCCGAAGCCACACCACAATTAAATCAAATTACGCAGTGGTCTTGTGCATTACAAAACCAGCAGTCCTACGGTTGATGCAAAGGTTATTATGAGCACCATCAAGGAAGACAGTAAACACGGTATGCTGTGTACGGTCAGTGATAGGCTCGCCTTCATCCATCCAGTAACCATCCTGAACGTAAGGGATAAACTTAGCAAAGTCAATGCAATAGATAGGACTGTAATCAGCACCCTCAAGTTGAGGAATAAAGACTACAGGCAACCTATTGATGAAGCAAAGTCCACCATCGTCAACCTTGAGGTTTCCGAGCACATCTTTGCCAGTATGATTATCGTCCTTGAGATCAGCAAACTCCATAAGCTCCGCAACTGTGGTACTATCAGTGTAGATACGCTTAGCAGCGACACGAGCATTAGAAGGGTCATTGATAAGCAGCGGCACTTTGAACCGAGTCTTCATAAACGCAATACGGAACGCCTTCAACATAGAGTTGTCAACCTTCGTGTAAGGGGCACAGTAGTTTCTCCACTTAGGCTCTTCACTAGCATCAATACCAGCGATGTTAGCAGTGAAGTTACCATTCTGATACTTAGCGGCGACACCATTAAAACCAGCAGAGCTATTTACAGTACCAGAAGCATCAGTGAAGAAGTTCAGGTAGTAAGGAACACCGTAAGGGTTAATGTCATCGTTCGCACTATCAGGAGTCTTCCAAGCACGATCTTCGATAAGGTTAGCCAAATCCCAAAGACCATCAACCCGGCGAGTCTTGAGCAAGTTAACAAAGCCCTTAGCAGAGTTCTTATTCCGCATGATTTCAACTTTGTCCCAACTGTAGTTGGTTCCAAGCTGTGTCCAAGGCACTTTGATCGTGTGCATTACTTCACCAACAGCAGGTGTATCAGTATCGTACAACCTTCGGTAGCGAGCGTTACCAGTAGGATCAAGCATGACCTTACGCTCAATCTGATTACCACCATCAATTTCCATCCGTTCATTCTGGTAAATTCGGCAGAACTCATAGTCCTGATTATCCCACATGACCTCAAACTGCTGGTCAGGTAGATCGTTCAATGTGGTTGCGATTAGGTCCACAAGTGCACTATTTTTTACACCCATCTTAAAACTTCCTTAAAAAATATTACTTCATTTAATTACGAAACACTTTACCATTTGATCGCAGCTAAACGCTCTTCAGTATTGGCGATGACATCTTTACTTGTCTTCGCTTTCTTAGGAGCTGATGTCGGCGATTTACTATTAGGTTTGAGCGTCATACTTTTCGACCGCTTCCTAACCTTATCCATGATGTCCTTGCGAATCATCTTTTCCCTTATGGGCTGGGTGATAAGAAGGTGTGCCCTGTCAAGAGCGTCCTCTATACCCAGTTCCTTGCCCAAAGCTTTAGCTCCGCTAATTTGCTCTTCAACCAATTCGATAACAGCTACACGGTTCATCTTTTCAGACGGCATAAGACCAGTCCAGTCTTTAGCGTCTTTGCCCAGTGCCCCGTATGTAACTGCAAATGCTTCCATGCCCGGTGCTCTAAAGAAGGAGTCAATCTTTTGGCCAATCACAGCAGCTTGATCGTCTGCCAATTTGTCTTGGTCAGTAACGAGCTGACTATTAGACTGGGCTGGACGTTTTTCAAGCTCGTTAAACATGGCCTCGCTCTGCTCCTGCATTTGCCCAAGGACACCAATTAGAGGATTATCAGGATCATCTAGTTGTAACTGCTCAAGATCAATCTTCTTGAAGCCCGGCTTACTGGCAGGTTCCTCGGCAGGTTTATTAGCCTGTTCCTTTTTGTACCTCCCAATATTGGCAAACTCCTGCGATACACTATTCATTTGATCGTGCATCTTAGAAAAGGTCTTAATAGCTAATTCAGGATTAGCCTTCATAAACTCAACGATTTCTTTCTCGTCATATCCACCGTTAACCGCTGCACGATAATAAGCATCAGTGAGCTGCGGGCCTTCGTCATCTCCACCTTCTTCAGCTGCTTCTTCCTCTTCGCCCTCTTCCTCTTCGCTCTCTTCGCCCTCTTCCTCTTCGGTGTCTTCCTCTACCTCTTCCTCTTCTTCAGCGTCTTCATCAACTTCTTCGAGGTCATCTGCGTCAACTTCTTCGTTGTCAGGGATGATCTTATCAGCTGAAGGATCACCGCCTAGAACTTGCATTGCCTCTTCTGCTGCATCTAAAATTTCCTGTTCACTTTTTCCTGCTTCTGGTTTAGGTAACGCCATTTCATTTCTCCTGTTATTTGCTGCCCAGCTTAGTGCCGGGGGTAGGTTATACAGTAGTTAGTTTCTTCACCCGCTTACGAGTTTTGCCGGGTTGCTTTACAAAGCCAGTCTTTTCCAAGTACGCATCATGCTTCGCATAATTATCAAAAATAGGCTGACCTGCATTAGTCATTTTAATATCAGGGAACGTTGCTAAATGCTCCGCTATCTGCTCAGGTGGTACAGCCATAGAGTCAGATATAATTGGCTTGCTGTAAGTGTCCTTGGGAGTGCTGAACAGATCAGCCTTAAAGTCACGCTCCATCCATGTCATTGTGCATGACCCGCAAATCTCTTGATAGTCAGCGTGTGCCATCGGCTTTTTTACTTCTAGCTTGTGCCCGCAGTTAGGACACTTGTAAGAATACATCGGCATACATCACCTCTTCTTTTTCTTCTTAGGGGCTTTATAGTTCTTACCCTTAAGCATCATCTGGACATTTCTTTTTAGGCTAGACACCCAAGTTTCTTTTTCTTTAGCCTTCTTTTTCTTCTTGGCGAATGCCTCGTTGCCAGCACGTTTCTTGGCTGACTTCTTCTTTCTCTTTCGGCTAATATTCTCTATATCCTTTTCAACGCTATATGCCATTAGTCACCTCCAAATGTTTTCTTTAGTTTCTTATCGACCTTTTTCTCAAGTATTATGCTGTCGGCAGCGATCTTCTTTTTCTTAGCTGCCTCCATAGCTGCATCAGCTTTCTTTTGAACTTCCGCCAAAACAACTTTATAAAACTTAGGGTCGCCGTTTGCAATTTCCTCGGCTTCGATTAGCGTGTCAGCTTTAGACCTAACTTCCCAGCTATCGAAACCAGCTATTTTATCAGGTTTACTCAATTCGCAACAGTCTCCACTCATTTATAAGCCGCCTCCCATACCTGACTGTGCCGCATTAGCCCCAGCCTGTGCGTCTTGGTTAAATTGTTGTTCAGGTGAATTAACTTGTCCACCTCCGAAGCCACCGTTCTGTGCTACCTCTCCGCCGCCAGCCTTACCCTGATTCTGCGGACCAAGTTGCAAACGCAAATTCATACGATTATTAAATTCAGGATCATCGAACCAAGGCATAACGTCAGTAGTTAGCCCCATCTGCTCAGCGAGATCAGTCAAGCAACGCTGAAGATTAAACGGGACACCCATTTGAAAAGCAATGTTAGCAGAGTTAGTTACGTTAGGCATAACTTGAGTTGCAAACTCTGTCATCAATCGAGCACGTGTCACAGGATCAGTAGGAACCATAGACTTAGCACGAATCTTAAATGTATAATCTAAGAAGTCGCCCTGTCGTTGCTCAGGTGTTAGAGTAATCTGCTGGAACTCTCCGCCAGTAGATCGCTTGGTCAGCGGTAGATCAATTAGCGGATCAGTATGAAGATACCATGCGATCCGCTTTGATACTTCTGCTGTTGCGTCATGCACCAAACCTTGAGCATCATCAAGGCTAACAGACATATTCGACTGCATAGCCTGTGTTCGGGTCGCAGTTTCTTTTGAACCCTTCGTGGCCTTTGACATATTGCCAGCCATTTGATCCGGGTTGCCAGCGACATAGTTAAACCACATCTGCATCTGCTGGACCATCTGCTCATTCCGGTTATTAGCCCCACCGAACGACATTACTTGTGCCGCCTGTGGGTCGCTTACTGCTATAGAATCACCGTCTTCTGCATCAATTACATCTTGTGCTTCATCAGCGAACTGAGGTGCATAGACGAAAACGTCCTTCTGCCTGTCAGCCTGATCCATCATTCTTTTGAATGTGCGGTTTGCAATCATGTGTAGGTCATACCACAAGCTCACTGGTGCGACAGGAAGGGGATTGCCCGGCACAGGGGGTGAGAAGTTGAGGAAAACGTAAGGTCCCTCAGAAGGGCCGTGGTAGTCCACAGAGCGAAGATAGCCATCAAGTATAATTTGCTGCGGATCAGAGATAGTTACAAGTGCATTCGCCTCTGGAATCCATAGTTCAACTACATCAACGTAGTCTTGTAATGTATAGGACTCCGCAACCCCTGAAGTTTTCCTTGTCATGTTCTCGGCCCGGCCATCTACAGCGAACTTAGATACTGGCAATTTCATAACCAGTTCTTTATCATAACTCGGATCGTCTAAGAGCTGCTGTCTTGGCACTCGAACCCTGCTACCGAGGAACGAAGACTTTCGCAGATCAGTACAGGTAGGATCAAACACAAAATCATCAAGGTCTACGATCTCGGCGTACACTTGGCCGGGGTCGATATTGACATCGCCATCAACGATCATGTTCTCGCTGGAAGCAAGACTAACCTTCATAATCCCAAACGCAAAAATGGCCGACACAACCCAAGCTCGAATAGTTTCCTTCAGCTTTAGATCGCTGGCAGTCTTATCAACGGCAAGGCCCAGCATATCAGCATAACCTTTATACACTAAATGCTCAGATGAAACTTCAGTGATAGGATTCTGCATGACCATGTTGGGCACGTAAGTCTTGACGGTATTAAAAATCAAATTGATTGGCTCATCACCAGACATACCTTGCTTGTCCCGGTAATACTGCCCTACATATTCTTTCAAGAACATAGCCCTTGCTTTGCGGTATCCTTGAATACGCTCAAAGCCACGCTTAACTACGTTCTGAATCTTAGTTGGTGATACCTGTTCAGGCATGGTCATCCCTCAAAGTTAAATTTATTTCTCCATTTACGGGTTTTGCCCCTTTTCTTCTTACTATCACGCTGCTTCTTTCGCCAGCCTACCGAGCCTACTGGAAAATCTGGCCCATCATGCTTAGCTGTCCCATGCTCTTTAGAGTCCAGTGTCAACGCATCAGCGATAACAACGTCACCGTGAGTTTTTCTGGCACTCTCGTTCTCTTCGACCATTTCAGCAGGACCAATTCCACCACCTTTATAATAGATGTAAGTCTCTGCTTCTTCAAGGCCAAAGATGCTATGGTTAATATAGCCACCGTGGGCCAGCACTCTATCGTATTCAGTAAGAAGTTCTTCTTTAGCATCACGACTAGAGTGCCAACCATACTTACTCATTTTCTTTTCTGCCTTGTCGCCCTGTTTGTCCATGTAATAACAGTAAGGATACTTAAAGGCTTTGACTAGCTGTTTACCGAAGTCAACTCCGGGTCCATTTTTTTCCCACTTAATTAGCGGAAGTGATTTAGGTTTTCTGCCACCGCACCAGATAGCGAGTGCAACTGCCACTCTAGCCATTGCGAACGGCGGAGTATTAGCACAACGCCATTCAGCGATTTTCTCACCTGTCTCTCTACACTTGATAGAGATGACAGAGTTTGAAGCACCCTGACCTTTGCCAATGTCACAGCCGAAAACGTAAGTCTTAGTTTGATCTGGCCTACCACCAATAAGATTACACCAGACACGCAGCTGACCATGTTTGCCCTTCGTCAGTTTCACGGCTTTGTAATCCTTAGCACGTATCTTCTGATACACAGCTGAGTCAGCTATTTTCTTATCCAGATGAATGTGATACCTATGCTTAGGCTCGCACCCGAATAAGGCAATATGCTTTTTAATATTGTTAAGAGTAAAGAACGTGTCACCAGACTCGGTATCCTTCATGTCAACTTCACGAGCCATTTCCTTCGGTGATCGTTGCTTCTCTTCTTCCTTATACCAAGGTGAGCTAATGTGATAAGCACCAATTTCATCCTGCCACACATATCTACCGCAACCCTTATCCGGGTGCTCCCACCACGCCAACTGAAACACTTCTATTTGACCAGACTTTTTCCAGCGAGCATACTCTGTACCCGGACCAGCCGGAGTAGAGTTTACGATTCTAAATGGTGATACGTCTTTAGTCGCTGAACGAATCAGTGAACCTTTTTCAACTTTCGCAAATTCATCTAGCAAAAGTACTTTACGCCTGTCACCAGAACCAGCATTTTCGTTTGTTGACTCACCATCAATACACGCACCGTTAAGAATGTTCTTCATGTGCATACTGGTTCTATACTTCTCACCACTTCGCACGCCGGGCGGAACCATCCACTCAGGTAGCCAGTTATTGATGTAGTCATGTTTTTGGAATAGGGCTTTCATGTTACCGGGCTGATCCACATAGTCTTTAGTACGTGACATCTCTAGCAGCTGTGCGTCATCAACGAACAACCACACCCAGTGCATGAAGGCAAGACCGCACCAGCTCGCACCCATGTCACGTGACTTGTCAATCAGAATTGACGTAGGGTTCTTAAGCCGATACAGTAACTTTTCAAATAACTTATCCTGAACATTCCACGTTATAAAAGGTACGTGTTCATTTGCAACCTCAATTTCAAAACCAGTTAAAGGATCAATATCTTTCTGATGGAATGTCCACAAGAAGGTATTGATCCAAAATAGTAAAGACTGTGAGCAGGCACTCATCAAGTCCTGCTGTAAAAATAAATCGTTCTCTGCTTTCTTCAGCAAATTGCCACGCCAAAGAATATTTTCTATCGGGTTCTTAGGAATCTTAATGTTAGTAATGGGGCATGTCCAATACCGTTCAGTTAAGGGGAATGGCGTAGACAGCTTAGGCTTTAGCGTCTCCATTATCATTATCAAGCCCTCCTGCTGCTTCAATTCGTTTCAACCCTTGATCGCTAACTTTCTTTGAAGTAGTTGGCCGGGTAACTTCGTCCTCTTGGACAGTTCCGCAGCGGCCTTCCATGCGATCCATTAGAATAGTCGCCATCTTTAAATCAGGTGCGTGCTCAATTGTCTTGGACGCTCCATCTTCAACAAGGACCAGTTCTTTATAACCCAGTGCCATTCGCCACATTTTGCGAGCTAGCATTTCTGCTTTGGTTAGCATACGATCATCATCGCTACCTTCGCCGGGGAGGAACTCTGTCTCTTCTTCAGCGATCTTCCGAATGAACTGGGACAGCATACGACCTGCCTTTGCTTTACTCGACATCGCTTCCTCCTTTAGCAAATATCTATACGGTGGATTATCTTATCACCGGATTCTAATTTTATAGGTGGCTTGGACTTTCTGGTGTGACTCTCGCACGCTTGCTTAAGTGCACCCATGCCAAATAGAAAGCACAGTAACAGTATTAGCATAGCAACAAAAGGACCGCATAAATAATTCTTCATATTAAAACCCCCACGATTCAAATAGTGTTACATCAGTTGGAATGTTACCACCACCACCGCCAGCACCACCATAAACTCCGAAGCGTAACGAGTTCACGTTGTCGGTCCAGCTGCCCCCACTGTTAGAAGTAAATATAAATTTTCCGCCAGAGTATTGAGTAAAGTCAACACCCACTTCTTGACTGCCCACGGTAGACTTAACATAAGCACAATACCTAGTGCCTTGTACTAATTCGACTGTGCCATCAAATGCGAAACTAAAGTCTTCTCGTGCAGATTGGTTAAACGCTGAAGCAGGATAGGCAGTTGACTCTGCGAGTGGTCCACCTGTGGGCTTACTATTAGCGTCTGCTGCACTTATAACTACATGTACGTTGCCAGTGCCCCCGAGATTTCTCATCTCAAGTGTTAACCTAGTAACCTTTGCAGTAGCCAGTGCTAAAAACCCTTGGCCACTCCAACCTGTAGCGGTAATGGGCATATCGCCGCCAGTCGCTTCGAGCCACTCAGCTAGAACAATTTCAGCCATAATAGTTAGCTCCTGTAAAGAATATAAACTTTTGCATCATTCGTCACGCCGTAGAACCTTAGATACTTCAAGTTCTTTACCGGGACAGGAATATACGTACTTACTAATAGCAAGAAGTCGCCAGCGTCAGCCGCGGTTTCGTCGCCATCAATTTTCATGCTTACGTCCTCTGCGTCCGTCCATAGTATAGCTGATCGGCATTCAGTGTCAGCTCCAACGGCAACGTTAGCTGCGATGGTCAATACCGAAGTACCACCATCTTTGCTGTTGCCAATCAACAGCCCTGCATCAGTGCCATCGTTATCAACAATGACAGCATTAACTTGTCCACCCATTAGAAGTCTTCTCCCGGCAAAAGTATTTTACTCTTTGGTTTATTTTTACCAGCTGCTAGCTCAGCAAACGCTTCGTTTACGAACTGGTCTTTTGGAATGTCCTGCCCCTCTTTTGGAAACTGATCGTACAGGTTGCTCAACATTTCCCTCGCTACGCCCCCCGGCTTTTTTCCGTTTTGGTTGTTTGTATTTTGGTTTGACATTTAAGCCTCCCTTTTCTCTAAATTTTAGCAGCTCGTGATAAAACTTATACCACTTTTGCCTTGTCTCCGCTTTGCTTTGGATCATCATTAGAAGCCTTTGTCACAAATCCAGTAGGTCCGTCATGGAAGAAGTTTGTCTTGACTCGTTTGAAGAACAGCTCGTCCTCTTCTTTAGTCGCTACTTCTTTAACAAACTGAGCGAGTGATCTACCCTTCGTGTCAACTGCATGAAAAGCAATGAGCCACAGCATAGAGTCACGGTTGCTAACAAACAGCTCGTGAGTTTCTGGCCGCACTCGCTTATGGTAGTATTGCTTGCGAATTTCTTTAACTGTCATAGTTTACACTCCTTCACACATAATCGTGTCAATGGGTATTCAAAAAGTTGGCTGACAAATTCGCTATTGCCACCTGCCATTTTAGTTTTGCCCAGTGTAGCAATGTGGATCATCTCGTGGATCAAAACTTGAGCCGGAGATATATCATTCACTTTGCACTGTTTATTATTTAGTCTTATGGCGGCATTGAAGCTACTGTCATATACAAGAACTTCACCTACAGTTTTATAAGTGTCAGCATGAGTTTCTAGCTGAATGTCCCAGTCCATGAGTCTCAATATTTTCTTTGTCCACTTTAAACATTGGAGTAATTCACGCTTGGTCCATTTATCATATGGTAATTGGTTAACCATCGTATTTTTCTCCGTTAGTTTAAATTACTTGCCGGGGCCGTCCTTCAGATCAGGATTATTATTAGCTTGACTCTTTATATATTTAGTATTATTAGTCATCTATCCATAATCCCTTGTGAAAAAACATACCCCCTCTATATAATACCCCCTGACTATAGCGATTCTACCAGTTTAGCCAGAAAAATCTTATAATATTTTGAAAATAGTTACTATTGTTGAACTTTTCCTGAAAATCAAGCTTACGCCTGTAAGTTAATTCCTGTAATGAGTATACAACGCTCATATAGTAGCATATGAAAAGCTCACTACATTTGTATTGTAAATTCGACGTATAAGTGGCCTTAGTAGACCTGATTATAATGATGTCTATTATTAAAAAATTACATTATTTATGCGTTCCTATTAAGGGTCCCATCGGCCCACGTGACAAAGGATCAAGGGTGACACCCGGGGGGTTAGACCTCTTGGGTTACAACTACTTGCCTACATCTCACGCACTATATCTCTATAACTATACACTATAGTATACTTAATAATAGACCACCCACTACATGTAGTATGTTTTGCCTATATATAGGGCTTAACCCACTACATCTAGGACAAACGTGTTATAACCTATTCACTAGCATCATTGGAGTGCACACACAAGATGTGGGTCATCACTATCCAGAACACACTTTAAACACTTACATACACTACACTTACGACGATATGCACACTGCACACACAGTTTGAGTTAGTCCCATATATACATAGCTACCCTATACTGCCTTATTGAGTCTACTACTATAGCCCTATACCTCTTTTATATCTATACTCTAACATTAGAAAAATAAGAGTTGTATGTGCATATTGATATAAAGCCATTGATTATAAGAGTTTACAGTCCACACACAACTTTTCAACCTTCGTTATTGTATGTGTAACGTATGTGCATCTATACTATTCTATGTGCATTTATTTATTTTTGCTTTATTTAATTATTTATTGAACAACTAATAATAATAAATGTATAAGGTTGTGAAGTAAGATATTTAACAATTAAATAATTGAGGTGATAAGGTGGGAAATTTAGTCGCTGCTACTGTAATAGTAATTATTGCTATTTGGTGGGCAATAACAAGTTTCAAGGACTATTAAATAATTGAGGTGATAACATGGAATTGAACGACTCATACTGTTTTAATATGGTGCAAGCAGATCAGGCTTTAGGTAATGGATTGTTATTCAGTGCAAAGAAATTCATTGATGAAGCAGAAAAGTTTGCTGATTGTGAGTATGCAAAAAACGAAGTAATTGAAGCACGTGAAATATTAAGAGTAGAATCAATTAAGGTATTGGCCGAACGTTCTAAATAATTGAGGTGATAAAATGGAAATGGGCATAGTGTTTTTAATTATGTTATCGTTTGTCAAACTATTAAACAAGTGGGGGATATTATGAGTAGTCTTGAATCACATTATCATATCAATGTCGCTAAGCATAGTGATAAATACTCTTTAGGAGTACACTATTTCGCCGTTGACGAAGTGAACAAAGTCAAGGCTGAAACAATATTTGCTGATTTGAAAGTCAAATTTCCTGATTGTAATGTTAGTGTTACCTATTGGGATATAGGGGGAACATCTCTTGACTGGTAACAATTTCAAGTTTTTATTCGATAACATTTGAACAAATTATAAGTGTTATCGTATAAGTATTTGAAATGCTCTTTAAAACTTAATAATATGAGGTGATGCAATGGATACCAAAATTCTCGTTCGCACAAAGAACGTTTACGGTAAAGATTTAGTCTATCCTGCTAATGAACAAGCTGAACATTTTACGCATCTTACAGGAAAGAAAACATTTTCACGTTCTGACATTGTAAGGCTTGAGGCAATTGGTTTTGAGGTTACAAACTTGTCATTTACCAGTAATCAATTTTAATTTGAAAATAGTTTGAACAAAAATAATTGCTGATCGTATAACTAACTGAAACAACACAAGCGACAAAGTAAGAGATATTAAAAGGAGTATGCCTTATGAATGACGAATAAAATACTCATTCGGCGGTAGTCGGGTTAAATTGTCTTTGACTATCGCCGTATAAATATTTTACGCTCATTAAAACAATTAAATAACTTAGGAGAATTATCATGTGGCAACTAATCAATTGTGAAGCACAAAAATGCACAATGGATGATAGTAAGCATTACACAGTAATCCATTATTGCGGATCAGGTCAAGTGAGATGCGACATTATGCGTACTGCGGAAGGTCAAACCGATGAGCCTGTGATGAGCTATAAGGGTTACTTCAAAGATGTTAGGAAATATGTAGTACGCTTTTTGGAGTACGCTCACATTAGCATGGAACACGCAAGTTATATCGGCGAAGAGCTGGCAAGAGCTGATATACTGAAAGAAGCATACAAGCAAGACTAGACCAATTGTTTTACCCATCCTGTGTAGTCTTAACGGGTTACACAGGACTTATTAAACCGGAAGGGGTAGGATCATGTGTATTGTAATTGATGTTAGGAACGCTGGTAAAGTTGAGCATGATACTAGCAATGATCCCGAATATATTGGGATCGTAGAAGTTGGTGAAAGTGTATTTTATATCGAGCTACACAAAAATGGTTACCTATCAGCGGGTACTGCTTGTAACACTGGTATCATTCACCGTTACAAGCAAAAGTTTGATGATTGTTTCTCGAAAGATGAAAATCTTCAGAGTTTTATTGAAATGATTGAGCAAAAAGAAGTTGTAAACGTATAATACTTTAGGAGGTAGTATCATGGGATTAGACTATAAGAATATAAGCAAGGGTCAATATGTAAATTCGGAATTGACAGAATCAGCAGTAGAAAATAGCAACGTGCGTAGTGATATAGGCGATCAGTGGTATTTACATGTAATCGCCGACTTAGTTAACGAGAAAAAAGTCAGTGAGCAAGAGTTTGCGAATATATTTCAAGCACACGTTGAGCCTTTTGATGAATAATTACCTCCTAAGTGATTAGCCTGTAGCAGTGCTACTTCCGGCATGGGTCGGATGGATCGGTTGCGATGCTGATGACAGGTTTAAGTACGTCAATACAATTAAACCAGAAGGTGTAACATGCATGAGCTAGACTTACAGATTTTAGAAGAAGCACTAGACGTTTTGAAATGCTATAGTGGCGAAGTAGTGTCAGAAGCCATTGAAAATTTAAACATCGTTATTGAGCAAAGTGACAATCTTTAGGAGGTAGTATCATGGGTGTAAACATATCGAAAGAAGAGCGTGACCAGTTTGCAATAGACCTTTACAATGAGACTTTAAAGGCTATAGGCAAACAGGATCGAATTGAGTACCGAGATTTGATTACGTATTTAAGAGTATTCGTTTTGAACGCTGACAAGTTCGATCAGTATGCCATTAGTTGTAAGCTGGATTTGGTATTGAATAACATGATCCGGTCAAAAGCAATTGAGTTTTCAGCTGGATTTGAGGGTCAAACAGTGCTAATCGGATTCTCGATCTTATCTTAGGAGGTAGACTGATGGATACACTACAATCGCATTACTGCATTAACATTGCAAAACGTAGCAAGGGTTATCGGACTGGCGGATTGTACGACATTGATTCTTATACTCACCACTTCGCAATTGACATAATCCATGAGGATAAGGCGAAAGAGGTATTCAAGGAAATGACAGTTGGTTACCCTCACCCCGAATACCAAATAAGCGTTACACATTGGAATATAAGCGGAAGGGGCAAAGAATGGAAGCCTTAACAGAGCATGAAAAAGAGCTGGTCAAGGTGAAAGAGCAATTAGTTATAGCCAGAAGGACTAACTCTTACCGGATAAACTTATTGCAGACAAGAGAATTTCACTTGGAAAATAAAATTAAAATGAACAGGTGACAAGATGTGGCGTATACGAAAGTGGATCAGGGAAAATATTGATGTACTGGCAATTGTAGCAATGATAGTAGCGTTAACATTTGTATATTAGGGGGTAGGCTGAAATGAATGGGAAAACAATTGAAGTGAAGACGCTTGATGCAATGGTTTGTATTTGCTCAAGGCTAAACAGGTTGGGCGATAACTTTAAGTGTAAGTTTGTAAACGAAGTTTGGATCATCACACTGACAGGAGGTTATTAAGATGGATAGTAAAGTAATCGAAAACCTAATTGCACTCAAGATGTATCACGAAAGCATTGGGTGCGGACTGGCAAAAGCTAGCCAAGGATCAGAAGTTGAGGATATGTATGTAACTGAAAAGCTGGAAGCATTTGCAAATCGTATGGGCTATGATCTGGTCAAGAAGAAGTAAACTAAAATATATAACACAGTATGATTAGCTGACTGCTTTGGTATGCTGCATTAGCTACGTGGTTGCGAAAAGATAAACAGTGATCCGGTAAAAGGATCGTTTGGGGATATTGCGGAACGTAAAAGAGCACGAATGACTGCTACTATGTGGCCGAAGAAAACCGAACCAGCTTTTTAACTTTTACTTTAGGAGGTAAATAAAATGAAGTGCTTACTAATAGTAGATATGCAGGACTACTTCTTCAGTGAAGAACCTGAAGAGCTAAACAGAAAAATATGCGACAAGATCATTGAGTACAGAGAAGAGCGTGCACCCATAGTGGTATTGGAGTATAGGGATAATCCTTATGATCCTGACGATGAACGCTGCGGGCCTACTAACGACACGATCAAATATGAGCTAAAGGGGTATGGGCACTTGGCAGTGTTCGGGAAAGATGACGATGGTGGTGCTGAATTTTTGCGGAATTACTTTGATGAAGTTCAGGATGGAGTTGACGAGATTGAGCTGGTAGGAGTAAACCTTGATTGTTGCGTGGCTGATACGGCGATAGGGTTAGCCCGG